CTGCATTTTTTCTTCGATCTTGCCGTGTAACTCGGAGAGCGCGGCCTTGAATTCGTTTTCAGTTGTCATAATGACTCCGTAAATTCTTTTAAAAATTTTAAGTTTGCGGCTGCGTTTTCTTCAGCCTGTTTTTGCTCTTCACGCTCACCGTGAATCTTTTTCACCGTCACCACAATCTCTGTAGCTTCTTTTTGTGAAAATCCTTTTTGACGTAAAACCTGTTCGACGTCTTTTAATTTTGTAGCGCTTTTTATGCTATCAATATGCGCGTTATTGTCTGCTGGAGTCTCAACAATGGAAATCTCAAACAGATCAATTTCTTTCAGGACACGAACAACGCCATCTTGTTCTGAGTCTCGTACTGCGTAGCCAATCGACATACCACTAATGGCACCATGTTTCAGCAGCGCGGCGGTGTCCTCCGCCACAGAATGCCCCTTGGTTAGCTCACCGGAAACAAAAAGCCCTTTCTCGTCCTCGTAAATCTCAGTAAACTTACCGATGACTGGTCCGTAGTGATTCCAGCGCAGCTGGATAGGTCGATCACGATCCGCGATTGTTCTTTTATACGCACCAGGCTTAATGGTGTCGCCGTATGAATCCAGGCCATCAAAAACAGAGGCGTACCCGCTAAATTTTAGCGAGTTTTCCGCTCCCATTTTGACCTCGCATTTACCAAGGCTTAGTTCTTTATATTCCATTTGTATCTGCCTGTACTTGTCTGTTCTGAGTGCCAGCGGGAACCAGCGTACCATTTAAATAAATATTATCGCCACCTTCAGCAGGCGAAAGACCCTCTTCTGCGCGGCCCTCGTTCGGCTTGAGCAGTCCGGCGTTCACAGCCTTAGCTTGCGCGTCCAGTCGTGTTGATTTGTCAGCGCGGAGTAGAGAGTCAAAATTAAACTCTATGTCTATGCTTTCCCAATCAGATCGCGGCATCAAATGACGCTTAATGCTTGATTCAATGCGCTCTAGATAGGGCTTTAGGTTTAATTTATAAAACCCCATATTGATCTGTTCAATACCGCTACCCCATGTTGTTCCGCTCGCAGTATCGTTAATCAAAACAGAGGGCACACCATAAAAACGCGCAATATCTTCAATACTGAATCGGCGCGATTCTAGCAGCTCCATATCAACAGGGCTGAGGCTGGTTTGCTGGTAGTTAAATCCAGCCTCTAAAACAAATAACTGAGCCTGATTTCCTGATTGCAAGCCTGCAAAAGATTCCTTGATTTGTTTTCTCTGAGCGTCTGACAATGCTTGGTCAACTGTCAGTACGCCGTTCGTTTTGCCGCCATTGGCCGACAGTTCCGCTGATCTATTGGATTGATCTATTGCCATTCCAATAGTGTTGGACGCATAACCCAGCGTGGAAAGACCGACAATGCCATTGCCAAAAAGTTTTACGTGCCAAATAGTTTCTTCTGCGTAAACCTTGATATTTCCATTAGCTGTGGTGTAGCGGTAAACCTTCGAGCCATCATCGAGAAGATCAACTTCAACCTGTGACGCTGGCAAAGGAAGCAATGAAGTAATCCGGCGCGAAGTGCGCTCTATCACCATGTAGGCATTGCCCCATGTGACTAGATTTAACATTAATTGCTCGATAAACTCTGTGCGCGTCTGGTATCGGTTGGGGCTGTAATTTAGTAGCTTCCATAAATCATAATCAGTGCGCGGGGACTTTACGTTCGTTTCAATATTTCGCGTATAGCACTGGATAGGCATTGCTGCGACAGTTTCAGCAAGCAGGCGAGTAGCCGCCCAGCAAGCGGAGACAGACATGGCCTGATCGAAGGTTACATTCTTTGTTCTAGTAGCTGGCAATGCTGATTGAGTGCCAACATGAACACTATCACCACCGCGACCAAAGCCGAACTTATACCACGCCATTTACAATGTCACCGTTAGCAAGTTGCTGAAATCAACTGTCAATTCGCGCTCCTTTTGAGATCGTCCCAGTGCCATAAGCAAAGCTACTACCCCATCAATTTTATTTTCATCCACTTCTTTACGTGGGTAAACCTCGTCTTTTGCATTGGCTTGAGCGGTCACATTAGACATCATCCAAGTCATAACGGGGTCATTGTTATGATATAACGTACCAGACCTTACCATAGCGTCAAGCATTTTCATAGGCTCACTGAAGTTTGCTACAGATTGCCTAACTTCAACGACCGGAACACCCTCCGCCATTAGCTCAGTAACAAGCATTGTTGCCTGGTGCGGGTCGTATCCCAGCTCGTGAACTTCAAACAGCGAACAGATTTCCAGAATATCCTCTTTAATCTCTGCAAAATCGATAATCTCGCCATCAGTTACCGTAATCCAGCCATCCGAAGCCCATGCCCGGTAGGATTCATTGCCTTCTTCAATTTGTCGTTCAGGAAGGTAGTACTTACCGAATCGAGCGGCAGGCTCATCACCATCACCGGGAATATAAATTTCCAGCGCCGCAATATCGACACGGCTTGCCAAGTCCATTCCTACAAAAGCAGGCCGCCCGTAGTAGTCGGATATTTTCAGATTGTCGTTTCCGCAAGCTCGCCACTTTTCGACATTGAAAAACGATTCACGCGAGCCACACCAGATATTTAAATGCTTTGTCTTAAATGCTGATTGTTTTCGGGCATTGCTCTTAGCATCCGAAAGACGGGCCTCAAGGAAGTCAGCAGAAACGGACACGTCAAAATTAGGGTTTGCTTTTTTCAGCACCTCTATATCTGTCCAGTCGTCGCCCTGATCTATTCCGTAAATCATGGCAAGCTGGCGGTCGTTACGCTCAATGGCTTTTTCTAGCTGCTTCTGCAAGTCAATCTGCATTGAATAACAGGGGCCGGACACGTTAAAACCCGCCGTTGTGATATACAGGGCCAATGGTTGCTCCCTTGCCCCCATGCCTGTGATCATTGTGTCAATCAATCGGCTGTCTTTATGTTCGTGAACCTCGTCAATAATCGCGCACGATGGACTAGAACCGTCCGGCGGATTGCCAATAACAGGTTCCATTTTAGAGCCGTTTTTTTCAATACATAGATTCGACGCATTGACCATGATTCCATAGTGAGAAGTCATGGCCGGATTCTTTCGCGCCATTACCTGCGCCGGAGTGAAGACCTCTTTTGCCTGCCTTTCAGAAGTTGCGCCTGTGTATATCTCTGCGCCATACTCACCATCAGCGCAAAGCATATAAAGTCCGATAGCAGCGGATAAGGCCGACTTGCCGTTTTTCCTTGGCACCAGCAAGAAAGCCTCTCGGTATTTTCTCAACCCATCACGTTTGCGAACCCAGCCGAAAACATTGCAAATAAAGAAAACCTGCCAAGGCTGAAGTATTAAATGCTCCTTTTGGTTCGCCCATTTCCCTTTTGTATGATACTGCAATTCGATAAAACGGCAGGCAGAGAACGCCTTTTGCTCGTCGTATTCATAGGGATAGTCGGGGTCAATGCGCTTTTTCTTGTTCGCTAAGTGCTCTTTACATGCGGCCTGAATGTATTTGTTGGCCGAAACCTCGCCTTCTACGACTTCAACAGCGTAGTTATCGCAAATCTCTGAATAATTCTTATCCATTAAACAGTCTCAAACGGGTTTTTATCATCGTTTTTATCTTGCACAATCTTTGTCCGATCCGATGGCGTCATCCCATACAAGCTGAGCATTTTTGTCAGTTGACCAAGCTCAGCAGCAGTTAAGGCCGGAATAACCGCATCTTTCTCATATTCGCCATAACGGAAGCGCCAGAATAGGATTGTTAGAACTTCCATCGTGGTTCGGTCCGCCTCGCACATAACACCAGGGAACATGATTGAAACGATATAGTCCCACGTCTTCACCTGCAATTCGTTAAAGTGCTCAGGCGCAGGCCCGATGCCTTTGGTAGTCTTCGGTTCCTTTTTGTTTTGCCTTTGTTTGTTTCTATGCGCTGTACCATGAAGCTCTTTAAGTGCTGTTGGCTTTGCTGGATTAGCCATAACGCCCCCTTTTTCTTTGAATGTTATAATGTAACACTTGGATGTTTCAACTGTGCATGTAAAAAACTGGCTACCCACGTCAGTCCCTTGACATTTCCCCGATACTTTGCCAATGCCCCCTCCCTATAAGCCATTTTCAACGCCTCTAGGCTGCGTTCTAGTGACATGTGACTCATAGGCCGCGTTCAATTCATCGCGGCTTAGCGGGCTTTGTATTAGGTCGTGCCAGTACCCTTCAAAACAATGTCTAAATTCATGAGCGATAACATCATCGGCGTAAAAATCTCTTTGTATCGTTATCACGCATGGCACAGAAAGCGGATTAGCCGTTGCTTTTACTCTCTGATCTCCTATGTACAGATTATCATCAGATATGACAACGCGCACCAATAGAGTTCTATCAGTGAACGTTGGTGTGTGAGCGCACCCACTAAGCAATAGAATCAGAATCAGGAGGCGCATATTTTAGCTTCCACTCAATAGCTTGTTCTTTCGTGATGTGCTCGCCACCGTCTAGCAGGCCAGTGAATAGGTACTGGCCGTTTAATACGGTAGGCTTACACGTTGCGCTCATTAACTCATCAGCTACAGATTGATCGCTGATTAGTGTGTATGCGTACACTGGTTGCGGTTCTTCGTATTGTTCTTCCATTATGCGACCCTTAGTAGTTGCTTGACTGATATGCTATCAACGCCTATTGTTGAAACCGTTGTGTTTCTAATAAACAACCTAGTAGCTCCGGATGCTGCCGTGATTAAGTCTTCTTGGAAGGTACCATCTGATACCCTATTAGTGCCTTGCACTCCCTCTAGCTGAATCCTGATGCTTCCTTGCGAGTACTGACTAATATTAATATTTGTTCTGTATTCCGTATTGTACGAAAACCCTATGTCTTGCGTTATATTGTTAAATGCAGGGGTTGAAGAAAACTCAGCAACGCCTCCAGATATTGTTATTGTTGGGTCTGTCAGCGTCCAGTTATCAGGAGAATCAAATCCTCCATTAACAACCAGCTCCTGCCCCAAGTAATCACCATCACTTTGCTTATCAAACAATCCCCAGCCGCCAGATGGGTTTACGAGGGTTCCGTTGTTACTTCCCACACTATCAGCAATAACATTAGAGTTATCATTTATAGACCAGTTGTGTATTAGTGTGCCGTTGTCTGTAATGCGGACGTTTGCGATGATGCCATCAAGCACGAACTCGACAATTGATTTTCTAGCACACAAAAGATCAAGCACAAATGGGGCGCTAGACGTTCCGCTACCTGACTGGCTTCCATTGACAAATATAGTCACGCTGGTGCCTATTTTAACAATACGGACATGGCGCAGGATATTGCTAGTAAATACATCGCCATCTGTAAAAGTCGTGTTGCCTGTGCTATCTCGTGCGAATACGTCGTTCGCGTTTATGAATATGCCATTATTATTATTATCAGCTGAATTTCCCAAAACCATATTAGGAGCTGAAGCGCTGCGAGATAATGCGTCAAACTCAATCTCAAAATCCCCACTCAACGTAACAGGCTGCGCTAATTGCACATACTCCTGTACGCCGTCGAAGAAGTTGAAGTAGCGGGATTGTGCTTCAATTATGGCAGAAACAAGGCCGCGCTTAACAAGACCAGGCTGAACAAGGCCCGCTTCAATCATTCCGCAACCGCCACAATATCAATATTGGTTGACCCTGTAGCTCCTGTAACTGTCAAAAACAGAGTATTGGTCGCGCCGTGTGTGATCTTGTACTGAGAGCCAGAAGCCATGCCTGACCCCTCGTACTGAACAAATGATCCGCTCTCTAGCTGATAGCTTGCAGTAAGAACTGCTCCACCAAGATCGCCAGAAACATGAACAAGCGTAGTGCTGCTATTGTATGTTGTTTTTATTGGCGTATTGCCATTAGAAGTTAAATTATATCCAGCCATTTCTTAAAGCTCCTATATGTTTAGATAGTCGTTATCAACGATTAATACTGGGATTCTAATGCTCACTCGACCAGTTCCAGCTTCTGTTTTTGCAGTGAACCATGCGTCCGTTCGCTCCGGTATCGATGTAAATTTAAAATCAATCTCAACGGTGTTTTCATAGACACTAACCACGTTTGTATTGATTGGAGGTAGCAGCCCAACAGGGTTTCTAACATTCCAAAAAAAATCATTATCCCTTCCCTTTGGCGAGCTGAAGTAGCCACTTAGACCGAATGCTGTATGCCCTTTTGGCACCGTATATAGCGCCATTGATCTAGATTGTGTTCTCTGCTCATACATCATCACAGTTGTTTCCTGTGTCGGAACCCCTGAAATGTGCGTTAGATCGTTTGAAACGTATATGTCGCCGCTTGTCTTATTAACCCCTGCGGTAAATGCCTGGTTAACCCTTAGACCCTGACCAATAACCACCGGACTCTGCCCGTTCAACTGATATGTCCCCGACTGCTCATCATAATTAGAATCAATCCAGCGAATAAAAACAAATCCAGAATCACTGGCATCTGAGCTTGTCAAATACAAATTTGAGGGGGTGTCGCTAAAGGAGTACTGCCCGCCAAGAGGCCATATAAAGTCTTCTGTTGTTGATATAGCCGGGGCGTAGCTGTGTATATATTGAATCCTATGGCCTGGAACAATGCCTTTTGAGACAGCTAAAACAAAATCCTGATTAAAGCTTTTTACTGCTCCTATTGCCGGAGCGTCAGTCTGTACATTGACAGTGGCAGTCATAGTTACAGGCTTTTTATCTATGCGAATCAATCTAGCCCACACTGAATTTCCACCACTGGATATTGGCTTTATCTCCTTTTGGTATAGATTTACTCCATTGAAATCAGCGGGAGGCTTTATGGGACTTACCGCCAGCGCAATAATATCTTGAGGCAAGCCTGTATTTTGAATATGTACGGGAGTTCCAACTGCTATGCCTGTGGCAGCGTTAATATCTACCCAGTCCGCGCCGATATCAATTGAGTTGCTAGTGTCTGCCATTGCGCTCTCTCGCTGTTTTTTTCTTGTGGCATTCTATGCAAATTGCCTGAAGATTCCAATCATCATCAGTGCCGCCGTTTGCTTTGTTTGTTATATGGTCAACTTGTTTTGCTTGTGTAAGCTTTCCTTTTTCTAGGCATGGCTGGCAGAGGTGGTCATCCCTCAATAGAACCGCATCGCGCTTTTTGCGCCAAGCAGCGCCATAGCCTCTCTGGTGTGCACTTTTTCCCTTTGTCCATTCTTTCCAGCCACTTCGCTTTTCTTCTGACTGGTGGTCGATACAATAACCGCCTTTTGCTTGGTATTTCGCGCACCTTGGATGGGAGCAGGATTTGGGCGGAGCTGATGGCATTACAACCCCCGAACCGATGAGCGCCTAGCCTCTGGATTCTTGCAGTGAAGCTCGGCACGCTTATTGAAGTGGTCTCTGTTGCGCTTTTTTTCATTGTGCTCAGTCAGCGCTTCCCGCTCTTTCTGAGCCAGTTCCTTTTTTATTCGGTCTTCCTGTATTTTGAATAGTTTTTCATCTCGCTCAGCTTGTAGCGCTCTATCTCTGCGCTTGTAGTCTGCCTCGGCCTCGTCTCGCTTATGTCTGCGCCATGCGACAAAGGCATGAAGACCACCAAAAACAACCATGAGAATTGTGTACCAATTATCCGTTAAAAATGTTCCGGCAGCGGTCAATGTATAAACTATCGTATTAATTACGTTGTTTCCTGTGCTATTCAAAGCCCGCTCCCATATCCCGCATAATGTTTGTCTGACTATCCCTGCATCACAACCGCACTCACGATAGTGCCCTTCTGCCGTGTGCATATAATTACCTATCTGTTTTTGATTGAGTTGGTAGCATTGACACCGAAAGAGGCTCCAACAATGCCGCCCCAGGCCGTAGTAATTGGCAAAAAAAGGTCAGTCATAGCTATAGACGCCTCTTTTGCCGCGACAGGATCGCCAAGCCCGAAAAAATACATAGCATTAAGAATAGTCATTGAAATAAGATAAAAAGCGTATGCTATGCAGGCAAACCGGGACAATTCGCGCCTCATGATGCCATTTGGGTCTAGCGTTTTGATAAACAGCGCCTTAGCCTCAGCGGATTCTTTCTCTGTTTCGATCACTTCGGACGCTATACGCTCAACCGATCCAATTACGCCAGATCCGAATATTTTAGAAATAAAGCCAAGCATTGACTTTTCCTTGTTTATGTTTTCGCCAGATTATCAGATACTAGCACACAAAACAAACAGGCATAAAAAAGGCGAGTGATGAAGGAGAAGACACCACCCGCCCGGGGAATATGACTATAACAGTCTATTCATACTCTGACCAGTCGCCCGTTAAAATTGTTTTCATGTGGCGCAATGCACGCTCAGGCGTTTGGCGTGCCCAGCGACTATCAAGACCCTCAGTGTACGCCCGCTCCCAGTCCTGATCTTTAATCGCTTGAATCATATTACGGAAGCCAAACAAGCCAGAAACCCCCATTTGATATGCCATCGAAAGAAGGATCGCCCGCCTTGGCTCATAAAGGGCTGCCAGCTCAGGCATTAAGCTTTCAATCTTTCTAGTCATTTCTGTGATTGTCCCTGCCATCTGAGAAAGTGCCACCGACTCTGAAACCGTTATCATTTCAAAATCTTCTAGCGGCTGGCCTTTTTTGCCGATCTTCCAGCCGATACCTATGGTAGGATACCCCTCGGTACAATAATACGCCGATTTCCTGAACCCCTCTTCACGCTTTATCAGTTGATAAACGTCCATCGTAATTACCCTTTGTTAAGTTTTTCTAACATTTCAACTTGTGAATTTGTCCAGCTGAGTTCGGTATCAGCCACCTTGTTAGCCTCTTTGTTATTGCCAGCAGCCATTAGTTCTACAACCTGTTTTTCTAGCATAGCAGCCCTCCCCTTCCAGTAATCAACTATCTCTTGCATTTTTAATCATCTTCTCAATTGCTTCATTGGCTATGAATGCTGATTTCATGTAAAACTCCATAGCCTGCTCTATTGCCTCGTTAAATTCTACACCATCACGGATAAGCATATCTGCTCTAATTGCGTGCTCCTCTGGCGTAGAAGTCATCCTTCCAGGCTTCCATGCCTTAATAGTCATTAACTTGGTTTCCTTTTGCCTGTTTCATATTCTTCTCGACGATCCATTGAATTATGCACAAACATATCATCCTCACGAACTGGATTGCACCAGCACCCAGGGCCATCACTATGCGGCTTTAGATCACCTATTGGCTTTATGTCGTAAGCCTGTTCGCCATTATGCCAAGTGGGTTCTGATATCCATTTAGCAGCCATCTTCATATCCTTGCGGCTTAACCGCTGGTTGTTAGCGGGACTTGCCCGCTGTGTTGGTTATTCAGTCCAGTCTTCGCCGCCAGGCATTGCAAACCTATGGCCAATATCTTGCTCACAGATGTGATCCCACATTTCACGCTTGGTCATTAATCGGAATCCGGGAACATCCTTCTTAAGCTCATTCTCTTCAAACTCTTTGATTCTGGCCTTAACCTTCTCCTTGGTTGGCCACTCGCAGCGACCAAATCCAAGTTCCACATGTCCAGATCGCTCTGCTTCATCATTAATGATATAAACGCGAACTTTGGTATCAATTGGAGCGTTAAACACAATATCACTCATATCTCTATCCTTTCTTTGTTAGCGGGCTTTTACACCCGCATAGTGGTTAAAATGGTAAGTCTGGGTCAAAATCACCCTGCTGATTAAATTGGTTCTTCTGCTGCGGCTGACCTGCCTGGTGCACACCCATCTGCTGATTAGCTGGGGGCGGTGGAGGCTGGTTAGGATTGTATTGCGGCTGAGCTGGCTGCTGGAATCCTTGCTGCGGTGCCTGCTGATATGCTGCCTGCTGCGGCTGGGCATTCTGTGGAGCGTGAATAGCGCCCAGCCATGCGTCCTGTAGTTCGATCGAATATACAGGCCCGTTTTGACCGTCAAACATCTCGATCTTCTGAGTTTTGCCGCCAGCCTCAACGATTGCACCTTCCACCAGTGCGGAGCGG